TGTGTTGTAAATTTCTCAGACATTTAATTCTCCTATGATCTTCTGAGGTTTGCTTGTTCGGTACGCCACGTTTCCCAAAGGATTTGTGCTGTACCTCTATGAGATTTCATTATCTCAAAGTCTGCCACTGCATCTTCATACTGCTCCCGCCACTCCTTGTACTCCTTTGAACATCTTGCTTTTGCTTCCGACTCAGCCATTGTTTTCTCGTACCGACGATGTTCCAATAGCCCTTGTGCAATAATAATCTTTTCATCTTTCTCGAGTCCTTTAACTCTTGCTGATAGTTTACCATAGTCATCATCACTTTGCGAGAGATACTCTAATATTCCCTCAACTTTTTCTTCAGTCACTAACATACTGTAGTCTCCCCTCCTTGAAGGCTTGATTCTGTGTCTTCCATATAAGTAAGAACTGATTATCTAATATATCATGGTCGCCATTGTGAGCCTTGTCATGGCACATATAACATAATGCCATAGTCAGCCAGTCATGCGCCTTCATCGCCATGCCACCACCACTCCACGGTGTGTGCCTATGCTTAAGATGGTGAGCAACCACGGTGCCATCATCAGCACCGCAGTTAGTACAAGGCAACGTAGCCACCCAATCAGTATACTTCTTTGATCTCCAACGTACATCTTTAGATAGTTGCATCTAAGTTATGCTACCTCTGTTGATTAGAATGTCACAGTAATGCTTGATCTTTTCCAGATCATCATCACCTCCCTTTAGTTTATACCGGCAGATATACTTTATAATATTTCCCTCGATAAAACCCATATTATTTTCTAAAATAAAATCAATTGGCTGTATCGCTAGGTCATAATGTTTAGGTGTCATAGTTATTTTCCATCAGTTACTACCTGTTCAATTAATTGATACACTATTTCCTCAAGGTTCTTAACCTTTTCTTCAAGGGTATCAACACGCTTTTGCATCTCTAACTTATGGATGCCCTCTCTTGGAGAGTTGTACCCATCTAAGTTTGCTCCGCTCATATTCCACACACTCCTGATAAGCATTGTTCTTCTGAGTTATCTTCGTACACCACGCCTCTTTTGTTGATTGCTTCTTCATATGGTACTGAGGTAATTGGTTGACCACCTCGTGCGCCGTCAGGGTAGACAGTCAGACCACGTAGACCCGTAGCATACTTCTGAATCAATCGTACATACGCTGAAATAAGATCAGCATTGTTATACGTAGTATCCCATGCAGGTAAATTGATTGTACTACTGATAGCCTGATCTACATATACTTGAACATCATGTTGAAACTTGATACGTCTTTCTGGGTTTTTCGCTAGATCAACTGCTGATTCAATGTCGTTAGGGTCAATGCCCATTTCAATTAGAATCTGTGCTGTACCATCTACCACAAACTCATGCTTCCAACGTGTACCATCAGTGAGATATCTACGCTTGAATGCTACTGAGTAGACAGGCTCGATACCTGATGTTGTACCTGCCAGAATACTAATCGTTCCAGTAGGAGCAATAGCGCGTACACCTTTAGGTATTACACGATACAACTTATTGCAGAAGTCTCTTGACGTATGGTCAGACTCATTACGGTAAACCTTAAGCCACTGCTTCAACTCATCAGTTACTTCATACTTATGACCACGCTTAAGTAACCACTCGTGCATACCCATCAGACCCAGACCTAACCGTGAGTTCTTTTCTCGTACATCATATACCTTTTGATAGGGTAGTTCAGCACGTTCCAAGCCACACACTAGGAACTTAGTTACCAAATGTACTACGTCTTTGAACTCTTCAACCGATTCAATCCGTGACATATTAACTGACGATAGGTTACATACATCACTGTCATCTTCAGACACAACTTCGCAACAAGCATTTCTAAGCGTTTCATTTTGTTTATCTCCAAAGTTAAAACTAAATCCCGGTTCACCTGTTACCATTGCTTGCGTAACATTTTTCCAAAAGACTGGGTTGTTCTTGTCTTCAAGCCATGCGTCATCATAATTGAGTGATACATTCATCATGTCTAGCGGAGCAGGAGCATTAAAGTCTGCCTCTTTAGCCGCCTTCTGTTCTGGTGTCCAGTTCTTAATATTTAAAAAGTCTTCAGCATCTTCGTGTTGCCAGTTCATACTTCCATACATGGCTGACCTACGACTACCACCCTGCATTACGTTGCGCCCAATCTCATTAGTGGCTAACAAGAAAGGTATAGGCCCACTGCTGACACCACCAGTCTTTGATAGTGTACGCCCCTTTGGTCTGAAGGCTGACACATCAATACCAATACCACCACCTGTCATTAGGCAAGACCCTGCACGTTTCCAAAGGTCTGCCCATTCCTCACGACTATCCTCTTCAGCCTTGAGTAGATAACAGTTATTATAAAACCTAGCCTTACGTCCTGCATACCACAGATACCTACCCCCTGGCAACCACTTGAAGTCAACCAGATACTCAACTAACTGATCTCGTTCCTCCTTGGTGAGCAGGGCTGTCTCAGTACCACCGTTAGTACCTGCAACAGCATCAACTACGATGTGTGCCCTGTCTGCCCATGTTTCGTACTGATTCTGGGCATACTTATTTTTAAATATGTTGAGTCCTAACTCAGTTCTAAATTCGCTCAAGCCGCCTCCTTCTTTTTAAAATCATCTGATTCATCTTCACCAAACACACCATACTTATAGAACCCTGCAATCTTTAACACCACTCTAGACAATGCACGTTTCTCTGCCATTGCTACTGGGTAGGACTGCTTAGTATTGTTAGCCGATGCCTCACCGAATGACTCCATTACAACGTCACCCTTCCTAGCAATAGCCTTAATAACTACAAAGTCTGGCGGTACAATAGACTCAACATAATAATTAACCTCAATGTTATTATGAAATTGAATCTTCTCGATACCACTACGAGTTATGATGGTCATACCACGACCACCAAACTTTAACTCATGTGTATCTTCACCCTTGACTAAACCATTAGCCATAAACAACTCACGCAACATCTCATTCTTCGTTGACATTATCTGTCTCCTGATTGTTTGGTACTAATACTTCGTGGTAACTACCGTCATCATTGATGTAACCATGATATGTCTTAGTGATTACTGTCTGCCTCTTGATAACAAAGGGTTCCTCTTTGGTTCCTCTGCCTGACATATCTCCATAAGCATACTTCATTGGTGAAAAGAATTCATCCATAAAAGTTCTTGGTGTCCAATTACTATAACTCGTTTTCATCTTGCTTAACTAACCTCCGTAGTAAATTAAAAAAATGCTTGGCATCTATAACGACAAGCGGTTCTTTACGATTCTTCTTCATAAATAACACAGGCTCGTAATCACCTGAGTTACTTTCACACTGCTCATATGCAGACCAGACATTTAACTTCTCTACATTCTTACATTCTACACTATACGGAAACATCTGTCTAGCCCTATCTGATAGTTGAACATCTTCACCCGACTGTCCCATAGCAGTTGATCTTACATCATCTTCAGGCAGGTTGAACATCTCCCTGATCTGATCCCTCACTAGTTTCTGTAGGTATCTCCCCTTTGATTTTGCTGATTGTGGGCGCAAAGCCTGTCTTCCTCACTAGTTTTTCGCAACGTGCAAACCATTCCTCTCTAGTTTCATCGGGTAGTTTAGCACCTTTGCTTTGTTTAAACATCTCAACATAACTAACATCTTCACCTTCTAAATGCTGAGTCGAGTGCTTCATTGCCCAACATTTATCACACAAGTTATGTGCCCTCTGTGTCACTATCTTTCCGCAGTTGCAGATATGATTCATAAGCGTCTTGTAATTCCTTACCCACTAGGGTTCTTGATTTAGTTTTCTTTGGTGGCTTCCAGTATGGGTCAGACTTACCACCTCTATAGTCAGTACCCAACTGTGTCATCTTCACACTTGAAAAAGCACCTACATTTTCCTTAACATCTGGTGACAAATCCTCTAGCCTTTCTACTCTCTTAGTATTCAACACCTCACTAATGGCTACAGTATCATCTATGTTACCCTCTTGTACCTCCTGATATGCTGACCATATCCTTTTAACATATGGTTCTTTAATGTCATCACGACCCGGCATCCTATCCAACCAAGATATACAGGCCAGTATCCTATTCAGTACGCTATCCTTTGCTGAGATAGTCATACCCTGATTCAGACCCTGCTTATTCTTGTTGGCATAGTACTCATCACTGTGACTCTCTGCCCTTCTTGCTACAATTTCATACGGTTTCACTAAGTACCCTCTAATATATTAAGAATTACACCCCTATTATACCACTTGTATTAGAGTATTAATAGTGATCCTAGTAATGAAGCGTGACGGATGGAATGATAGAGCAAGGTCATAAACTGAGAGGCAGACTCTATCAAACCTTGGTTCAGGATGCCGTCACTCACCCTGTCGAAACCCACCTCTCTGCAAATTATGTCAATAAAGTGGTAGCATTCTATAACTGTAAGAACTGATTCCTAATAACACCATTACCTTCCTTAGTTACACAAGAATACAATGACTAATCCTGATGATAAGGACAAGGCTAGGCTCAAGCGTCAACGTAATCTTGTAGCCAAGTACAATAAGTACAAGCCTAAAGCCCTTAAGAAAAAGACTGAATACAATCGTCAATCAAACAAGAATCTTACAGAAGATTATTAGGTTGGGGTACATCTACTAGTTCCCAACGGATAGCACTACGACCACTTCTAGTCTTTCTTTTGAAACCAGAGTCTTGTAGTAAACCTTCTTTCACAAGCGATCTAATAGCCGCTGATACTGTTTGATGCTTTGCACCTAATTCATATTCTAGTTCATCACAAGTCCGGTGTACACTATAGTAACAACCTGTAGAATTCTTTACACGAAACTTATTTAATATCTGCTGTCGAATAGGAATATTACCACGGTTCACAGATTCATACGCATCTCTACTTGTTTGCTGTATTAACATACTTATCTCCTGTTAGATATTGAAATGCTTTGTTGGCTTCAGCCGCCGCACTAAAGATATAACTCTTATCATTCTTTAAAGAGGCTAGCCAAGACTTAATATACTGAGTGTGTTGCAATTGCTCAAGCGGAATACCTATGTAGGAACAAGTCATTGCCGCTCCTAGTTCAGCAACTAACTCTTCGTAAGCGTAAGCATCCTCATACTTGGCACCTTTCTTACGGTCAAGTCTATGCTTTGCACCAGTAGCATGGATACCTTCATGCGCTTTGGTTGACTCACGTTCAGCATCAGATGTAAACGCTGAGTCTTGTGGCAACGCTATCGCATCATCAGATGGACGATAGAACGCTTTGTCACCACCGATATGTATACCACCACGTAACTCTAAGTTGTTGATATACTTATCTATTTCTGTAGTTGGATTAAAATCTGGAGCGACAACATCAGGTGTTGGTTCAGGCAAGCCGGGTATCTGATCCCGGTTCCATACTTTATATGTTCTCATAAATGGTATGCGTTTATCTTTGCCTGTCTTATCATCTGTCCCGACCAGAGTCTTATAGAACACAACATCATACGCATCCTTGAATACTTCATTAGGTACTGGGTGACTGTTACCTGTCAACTCTTTCAACTGATTCAGAGTAAAGTAATCTCTTGACTCATGAGAGTTAAAGAGGCCAAGTATCAGCCAATTGATGCCACCATAATGACGCTTTGTTACACCGTTACGCGCACTACCTAGACCGTTTAACATATTGTCAGTGCCATCTTTAACCCAAGGCTTATGCCAAGGACTGATGGATTCACCTGCCTCAATACGCTCTAGTCTAGCGATCAAGGGTGTGACTACCATATCATATACTTTATCTTTTGGTTTCATAGTAATTCCATTCTATATTTTTCCAAGCCATGTAAGAGTTTTTTTCCATTGACGTGCCTCTTCTCCTGCTATAATCCATACGATTTCCCCATACTTTTCTTCTGCAAAACTGTCGGCATCATCATAATCGTTAAAAGTTCCAAGATAATGTAATCCTGAAGAGGTAAGAGCAAACCAATCGTCACTATATATAGGTATCATTTATAATCCCTTAGTTTATTTGGAAGATTATTTGGGGTAGGTTCAAGTAAATACGAATCCCAGAACTCATCTCTTTCTCCCGGTTCAGTAGGATATTTTCTCCGGGTATCTCTTATTGGATAGTGTAAATCAGGGTTATTGTAGCACCGACCATGATTAATATGTTGCACCATACTACCAGTAATGTCAAATCCTTTAGCAATTTCAGCATAACTTGTACCTTCTCTTAGTTCAATATAGATTTCTTCTATCTGATTATCGTGTAGAAAACTACCATGTTTATTCTTCGAGATCATG